CAATCCAACTTCCATCTCTCGGTGAATGCGATGTACTCCGATTCGTATCCAAAGAACACACACTTGTGTTCCTTCAATGGGAAATAGTTGATGTCGTGATTGCGATAACGAGCAGAGAAGTTCAAAAGAATCTTGTCCGCAAAGTATGGGATTGGTTCACTCGCTTCAATGCAAGGTTCGTGAAGGTCTGTTATCAATTCAGGATACACAAGAAAGTGATTCCGTCTCAAATCACCAGCAGCGAGATTTAATCCGTGATGCCTGAACTTATCAAAGTCATACCCCATATCAATGTGCGAGTGCATCTCAACCCTTCTTATGTAGGATTGATGCTCAAGTAATGGTTTGATATATTCGTATGAGTTTAAGTTCATACAGTATCCTCCGCTTGGATGACCATCAACGGTGTTCCTTTCACGGAATCCGATGTGGAAATCTACCGCACCGTGCAACTCTGCAACTCGCTTGGTTGCCGTAAGTGAATAGATCAAATCACCAAGATGTCCCGACTGAATTACTCTCATAGTTCTTGCAGTATTTCTTTGACCTCCAAATAGAACATCAACTCATTGCGATTCTCCCAAGTTTTATGAGACAACGCCTCAATGATTTGGTCAACTGCAACCAATGAGCAATCCTTAACCGTCAACGAGTTGTTGAATGATTCTTTGATTTCTTGTGCCTTGTCTTGTGATGTCATTCGTTCGGTGTTACTGGGATAGGCATCCAATATGCCACATCAATAATTGCATTGCTATACTCCTCAACCCATAGGTCATCGAAGTACCTTGCCAAAGTTATTCTCCCATCCGTTGTTGCTACCAACTGGATATCTTCATCTTGTGGTGGAAGTTTGTCCTCACCTCTCCAACTTGCTCTCATCTAAATTTAGTGTTATTGTGAAATTCTTACTTTCTATCGTTTGGTCAATTGTTTCTTTTGGTTTGCCTTGTGATCGTGTTAACAACATCTCCAAGTTGAACAGGGAGTTTTTGTCGTGACCTTTCAGCAATGCACCGGCAATCGTTCTTTCCATTATCGTGTATTCATCCCCTCGGTCTATCTTCTCCAGTTCTTTACGCCCAAGCGACAACATAGACAACATCGTATCTTCCACTTGGGATTTGGTGTATCCAATCTCCTTCATCAAGGTGACGAGCTTCTTTGGTCTGCCGTTTGGATTTAACACTTCGCCCTTGTCGGGTTTGGTCAAAGTCCCTCCATTTCTTCCTGGTACTTGAGTTGCCATTTTTACGAATTAATTACACATTTATTTTACCATTGACAATCTTTGTTCGTGAATGGATTTCAACCACTCTTTGTGTTGTTTTTTGTCCCCAAATTTTATGTGGTCTTCACGACATAAAGCCATTAGGTTTTCAATGTTGTCCGCTTCCTTGCTTCCACCTAAACCTCTCGCTTCCACGTGATGGATGTCAATAGCTTTCTTCCCACACACCTCACAAGGGATGAAGTCACTAATGTCATATCCGAAATGGTTTAGGTATGTCATCGTGTGGCGTTTCATATCATTTTGTTCGTGTCACCAATATGGTCTTGTGGCATTCCACTAATGTGGTTTTTGATATACCACTCAATCACTTCCAATGCCCGTTTATAACCTTCCGCATAACCATCGGAATAACTCATTTCCTTTCCCATCACTTCCATCTCTTTGGCTTTTTCTGTTGCTTCAAGTACTAACCTATTCAAAGTGATTCTGTCAAAATTGCCCTCCGAATATTGCTCAAATAATTCATAGGTTTGATTTGATAACCATTTAACACTACTGCTCATTCTTTCTTCTCCTCTTTGGTTTATGCTCATCATCGGCAAGTTGTGCTTTGGTGATGGCTTCTTGTTGTTGGTTTGCCCAAATCAAAAGTGAGTGCAAGGCTTCAGTTATACAGGTACTGCAATTCGGCAAGTTCCTTCCGAAGATTTCACGGTGAACATTGTTTAGGATTGCGCCTTGTTCTGGTGATGGTGCGAATACTTGTGTTTTCTTCCAGTTGTCATACAACGGTTGGAGTGATAGTATAAATTCGATATTGCTCATAGTTTAGTTTCTAATAGTGCGACAATCACAGTTGCAATGGATGCGTAAAGTATCCCCACCCAACCGTATGTGTACAAGAAAAAGGACAAGCCCAACCACCAAGACAAGCAGAAAGCACAGTCAAGGGGTTTCATTCGCTTCCATTTGGAATAGTCACTACCGTACAGATAGCGTTTTAATAGATCGGCTGGTTTGCCAAAGTTTACGATGATGATTGCTAAACAAGCAATTCCAATTATTTCTGTGTGCATCGGTCTTTCATTAGTTTAATTACTCGCAGTACTTCACGAACGGAGATATCTGTCTTTCGGTGGATTGCCCTTGCTGACATTCCTGAACACCACAGTTTAAAAAGTTCTCGTTCATAAAAATATGCTGATTCTGTGACTTGGTTTATTTTGTTGATTCGTTCAAGTTCAATTCCTTCGGCTTGTTCCCTCTCATCCAATAAGTCAATGTCCTCAGCGAAGTCAAGCTCGTACACATCGTGTTGATCATATATTCTTGATTCGCCAAAGGGATGCCGGTTGCCGTTGATACAAAGGTATAAAAGACGGATTGACCAAAACTGGATGTATCCGTCTCTGTATATTTTCTCGATTTGTTCATCAGGTTTCTCAAGTATTGTTAAAAAGTAAAATTGATACAACTCCCTTGCCAACTCATTGTTTTTTGCAATGTTCTTGGTCGCTTTCCTCAACCAATCGGCTTTGGATAGTTCCAATATGATGTCGGCTTTATTCAATTTTTCTTTTCAATAATGCAAATATAACCATCTTTTTCGTACTTTTTTTGGCATCTCAAAACTTGTTCTTCCTCATACAAGATGTGAATCGATGACGAGAGTCCTTTGGTGCAAGTAATCACGTAATAACTGAACGGATGTTTCATATGTCTGTCGTGTATTTCTGTCGTGTGTAACTAAATTATCAAACACATTGATGGCATTCATCACGCTGGAATGGTCTCTCCCCAATATATAGCCAATTGATGAGAATGTCATCTTCAAATGCTTACGGCAAAGGAAGGAAAACATATGACGGGCATAGACAACCGATTGTTTTCTCAATGATGAAATCACAAGATCAGGTGTGACATCGTAGGCTTGACAACAAACCCTCATCGCATCTGTCCAATCGGCATCAATGGTCTTCAAATCGCACTTGGGTTGAATGATTTCTTGTTTGAGCCTTTTCAACTCTTGATCGTGCTTGACGGTTATGTCTGCAATCTGTAAACGCAATCTGCGAATCTCTTGCTTTAGGTTGTGGGTTTCTTGATACGGGTTCATTAGAATTGGATTTTACATTTGTTACACTTGTGCTTGTTTATGGTCTTCAGCAACCACACCTTACCAAGTTGGTTACACTTTGGGCATTTTGGATGTTCCTCAAGTACGATTGAATCATAGACGGATTGCCAGTACTCGTGACCTTGTGGCGTTTTATCCCATTTAAACGCATCTAAGAGCATATCTTGAAGGGTGTTATAGCATTGTACCTTTTTATCCTTTTCAACGAGTGAGATGAATTCCTTGTACATTGGCAATTCTTTTGCTTTTGTTCGCAGTTGGTTGAATCTGCGGTAGTCAATTATTTTCATTTAATTCTTGTATTATTTCAAAAAGTTGATATGCGATTTGTGGAACTATGGCATTGCCGTATCCTTTGATGGATTCTGCTCTCCACTTTGAAAAGGTAATTCCGTCCAATTGGGTGGGAATCCCATCATCTCCGCCACAAACCGGGGATTGAGTTGGGAAGTTTTGCCAGTCCATTCTGGATTGTCTTTTGCTATTGTTCTGGTTAAATTCATTTGTTTGAAATTCCCCGTTTTGACTGCTTCCCCCGTGTCTCTGTATTCCCCCGCTACCGGAGTTGGTAACATTCCCATTGACATTGCTCTTGTCAATGTCACCGAGTGCATACTCCCCTCCTTTACTTGTGTTGATTTCATCGTTGCAGTTGCGTTCGTTGAATCCATTGCCGTTGGTGTTGGAAGCATTCCGCTTCTTGACATTGCGGACAAACTGGAACCCATTTGACTTTTTGGGTTGTATGTTTTTGCTGATTTGTATCCTTCTGCTGCATTTGGTGTTGGTAGCATTCCCCAAACTTTCAAATCCGTCAATGTCACTCCCGGTTTGAACTTGCTGTTTGGTTTGCGATTCTCCCAACTTGCCGATGGAGCTTCCATTGCTTTTGGTGTTGGTAGCAATAAACCAACATCTATCTCTTCGGTGCGGTGCGTTTTTGGCTGCAGCTGGAATAATAAACGGCTGAACTTCGTACCCTTCATTTTCCAAGTCAAGGCACACCTGCTCGAATACCAATCCCCCATCAATATTCGTGATACCAAAAACATTTTCTGCGATGACATATTTGGGTTTAATCTCTTGAATTGCTCGTAGCATCTCGCCCCACAAGTAGCGTTCATCATCTGTGCCTTTTCTTTTTCCGGCAAGGCTGAAGGGTTGGCAAGGGAATCCTCCAGTAAGAATGTCAATTTTGTTTGCATATTTTTTGAAATCAGTTTTACATATATCAATGTGACTATCCGCATTCGGAAAGTGATAGTCCAATACTTTTCGTGGGAACTCCATCCACTCGCAATGAAAGACATTATCCCATCCCATCCATTCGGCAGCGAGATCAAACCCTCCTATTCCGCTAAACAATGAACCGTGTTTCATATCTTTTCTTTGTAACTGGTATACATTCCTTCAAAATATGTCGGTATTGTCACGCACTCTCCGTTGCGGTTCTTTGCAATAATCAACTCGGCTTCCTCCATTTCGGGTTTCTCTTGCTCATAGTACATCGGTCTAAATGGGAACATCACGATGTCGGCATCTTGTTCAATTGCACCTGATTCCCGAAGGTCACTCAACATCGGTCTCTTGTCTGCTCTCTCCTCACTCTTCCGTGATAACTGTGCAAGTATCATCACCGTGATTTTAAGTTCCTTTGCAAGGAGTTTAAGCGTTCGTGATATCTCTGCAATCTCTTGTTCACGGTTTGTCTTTGTACCTTTGATTAACTGGATGTAGTCAATCACAAGCAAGTTCAATCCCTTTGTTGATTTGTGAAGTTTGGCTTTCGCTTTGATTTGTCCGATGCGAGAATCCACATCATCATCAATGAAGAACTCAATCGTTTGGTTGTTGGCAATGTCACATACCTGAAGGATTTCATTCTCTCTTAATTGTCCGTTGCGAATCTTCCAATTGGCAATGTCTCCGATCAGGGAAATGTATCTCTTGGCAAGTTGCTCATTGGACATCTCAAGTGAAATGAACAAAGCCTTCCCACCAATCTGTGCAAACTCCTTTGTCAAGGTCAAAGCAATTGCCGTCTTTCCCATTCCCGGTCTACCAGCAACCACAATCAAATCCCCTTCGTTGTATCCACCAATGTACTTGTCAAGAAATCTCCATCCGGTTTGCTTTCCCGTTAAGTTGCCACCATTCTGTGCATTGAATACAATTTGATCAACGACCTTGTTGGTCACCTTGACAATACTGGATGGTTCTTTGTGTGTTGAGAATGTTGTGCGTTCAACTACATTTTGAATGTCGGTAACAAGCTCATTCAATTCCTTTGTGACATCTAACGACAAAACGCCTTCAACAACTTGTTTCTTGATGTAATCGTGTTCCAATTGCATCAGGTGTGGTTTGATGTCCGTGATGCCTGATGCTTGTTGTTGGAGTTGAATAATCTCAATAACTTGAACTCGGTCAAAGTGTTTGGATAAACTCACATAGTCAATGGCTTCGTTGTTGTAGTACATCTCTGTCATAACCTCAACCAATTTGGCTGACATTGCATCCGTAAACCAGTTCTTGTTTATTCTTGGTAGGAAGTGTTTTGCGTCATCGTAAAACAACATATTGGATAGGATTATTCTTTCGGTGTTCATAGGGTTGCGATTTTGGGTTTGTTGGAAGTTACTTCAATTGGTTTTTTTGTTGTGTACGGAAGTTCATCGTTCCATCTCTTTTGATTGATGAATGTTGCAAAGTGAGGAATGAATTCAACCTTGTCTGCTTCCTGATGGTTTTTAATGTATTTAGGAATAAAGGTCAACATCAACTCCTTTTCTTCGTCGCTTAATTTCTTGAATGATTCCATTGCTTTTGAACGCACTCCTTTTTTTAAGTATAATTCCCAATATTGTTCAAATGGGTATTTATCCTTTTCATTTATCTTTATAGTATTATCCTTATTACTGTTGCAATCTTGATATAAGGGTGGTATCACATTTGATATGAGGGGTATATCAGTTTTGATATGAGGGTATATCTTCCTTGATATGACCTGATTGTTGTTATCACGAATCAATTGTCTTGTCAAATAACCCTTTTCTTCCAAGATTGCAAGTTCCCTTTGAACGGTGATTGTAGTCATATTCAAAATAGATCCAATCGTTTTGTTTGACGGATAAGCATAACCACTACGCTTTGCCATTCCAATCAACATACCCATCAAAACGGCTTGTCTTGGTGTCATATGTTCCAAATAGTTTGTGGGGAATAATACGAACATTCCCAGTTCTTCGTTTTGTTCTTTCATAAATAAAAAATGCCCTTGTACAAATCACCAAGTACGAGTTGATGAGATGCCAAGGGCAAAAGGTCTGTGATAGTTGTCTCGTACACAACTGGAATACCTTACAAAGATAATCAATCACACATCATATCCCAATTCTTTTTTCACTTTTGCTTGATGTTTTTGTCGCAGCTCATAGGTCGCACCTCTCAATTCGGGGTCATCTAACTGCAACCGTTGACGGCATCTGCGGATGGTTTCCGCTGGTGTTAATTTGCCTGATTCTAAACGATGGAAGAAATTAAACAAATTGGATTCTCTACGCCAAATCATTGACATCAAAAGGTTGTCGTTGTCTCTTGTTTGTGGATATTGCTCAAGTAATTGTCTCACAAGTTCTTTGGTTACATTCATAGGGGTTTTGTTTGTGTGTAAAGGTGACGCACTTTGCATTCGCTGAATTGCATTCGCTGGGCAATCTCTCTCCAAGTGTGACGCATATCATCACGAAGGATTGCGATTGCCCAACATAGTGCTTGTTTATCAGTTAGATTTTTCACTGTACATTTTCTTTGCATATGCAAACCCAGCATTGTATGCGAGTTGTTGTTCCATTTTCTCCAGTTGCTTGAAGTTGAAGATCAGGTGTGGGCTGATATCCAAATCGGGATATTCTGTGCGTAGGTGTTCAACCAAGCGGTCAATTGGTGTTTTCATTTTCTGCCTTGATTATTTCTTGAATCTGTTGTGAAATGGCTTTGATCAAACTGATGATATCAAGATTGTGATTGATGGTCTTGATGTCTTCAAGTTCTATTTCTGTGTTTCTGTGTTTAACCCTGATCTTCATTGCTCACCTCCTCCGTAGGTTTGTTTGTAGTATTGTTGAACTATGTCATCATCGTCCGTTTCCAAGCGCATGGGATTTCCCGAAGCGATTTTATTCATCCATTTTAATAATCCAATCATTCTTTCCTTCTCCATTTCTTTGGCTTCTCTGATTTCTTCTTGATGGTCTATGTAAAAAGTAATTGCTTGTGGTATGCCTAACTTCATTGCTAACTTTCCACATAGAATGTCCACTGCCGTTTGTTGTTTATTGTTTTTCATTGTCGGTCTATAAATTCTGCGTAATCTCGTGCATCTTTTTCATTCTCAAATGTGGCGAGTAATTCTCCAGCGAAGTATACTCGCCACTTGCAAATGGAATTAATTGTTGCTTTTACTACCCTTG